GCATATGACAGCGCGATTGGCCGGCTTGAGACACAGCAGAACGAACAACTGCAGCGTCTCGCACAGCAGGCCACGCTGGCAGCGGGTCAGGAATCTGATCGCCTGGTCAACCAAGCACGCAACATCCGCGCTCAGCAGTTTGGTGAGCGGGCTGCAACCGGTGAGTTCGGTCTGGCACGTCAGGGCCAAGCGTTCAGCCAGGCAGCAGCTAACACCCAGCTCCAGAACGCTGCACGCCAGCAGCAAGTGGCTGACCAGCTCCTGAGCAATCAAATCGCTAACCAGAGCCGCAACCGGCAGATCGCTGAGCGGCAAGCACTACGCAGCCAGGGCTTCAATGAGCTGGCAGCGTTGCTCGGTGGCCCGCAAGTGCAGCAGGCCAGCTTCTTTGCGCCTGGTTCTGTTGATGTCATGGGGGCTTACGGCGCTCAGTCTGCGGCGCAAGCTAACGCTTACAATCAGGCGATGCAGAACCGTGCTGCAAATCTCGGAGGGTTGTTCGGTCTGGCCGGCAACCTGGGTGCGGCTTACTTGCTTTCATAGAGGTACACAATGGCACTTAGACCACGCGCAATGCCCACGTTTGGCTTTCAGCGGCTGAACCCTGCTTATCAGTCAGATCCGCGCCGTATCATGGGCCAGGCACTCGCTCAGCAGGGTGCAAGCTCGGCACCTGTTAGGACGCCTCTACAGGGGCTTGGCAGGCTGTCTAGCGCACTTGTCGGGGCGTACCTCCAGCGCAACGCGCTTGAAGGTCAGGCGCAGCGTGAAGCGCAGGCTACAGAGGCGCTAATGGGTGCGCTGCCAGAGAATGTGTCGCCGCAGATCCGCGCTATGGTTCAAGCTGCACCTGGCACTTTCGAGCCGGCACTGATGTCAGCCCTGTTGCAGCCAACCACTACATCAAGCCTCGTAGATAAGGGCGACTTGGCTTTCGTGCAGAACACCACCACTTCACCGATCAGTGGCGCAGAAAACACCAGCATCGGCAGCGTTGTTCAACGCAGAGCCGCGCCGGTATCTTATCAAACCTTGTCAGAGGCTGAGGCAAAAGCTGAGGGGTTAGACACCAGCAAGGGCCAGGTTTACAGGAAGTCATCTGCTGGGAAAATTGAACAAATAGGCAGCACTCCAGCGACCACAAACATCAATATGCAAAATGCGCCTGGCTCCAAGGCGACGGTAGATCTGGTCGGCAAAATCAGTGATTCTGCAACCACAGCACAGCAAACCTTGGGCCGTGTTGACCAAATGCTGGACTTGCTTGATGCCGGCGTTGAGACAGGTTTTGGTGAGGAGTTTATGACCGGCCTGCGCCGCGTTGGGCAGTTGTTCAACCCAGACTACAAAATCCAAGAGGTTGCAGGAGCTGAGGCGTTTACCGCCAACGCAAACGCGCTGATCGGCCCTCTGGTCAAACAGCTTGGCTCCAACCCGACAGATAAAGATTTGGCGTTCTTTGTCACTGCATCACCAACATTGACCAAGAGTGTGGAAGGCAACCGGCTGCTTTTGAAGGCGCTTAAACTGTCACAACGCCGCGAAATCATTTTGAATGAAGCGGCAAACGACTTTATCAGCAAAAACCCGACGCTCGATCAGGAAGGTTTGTCTGGCTACACAAGATTGCAGCAGCACCTGATAAAAGTCAGAAACACCCATCCTGTCTTTACTCAAGGTGGGCAGGCATTGATCCAAGAATATCAAAGCATCACAGGTGAAGATCCACCAGATCCGACGGCTGGCGAGGACGCTTTCGATGCTCTGATAAATCAGGGTTACATCACTTCCACGCAGAATTGAACGAGGCGTCATCATGGCCGAAAGAAAAAGCGCATTTGATAGTTTGCAAGATACACGGCAGGCTTTGAAGGATGCCAAGTTCGATAATAAGCTGACGCCTAAAGGGCGGGAACTGCTTGAGGCTATAGAGGCAGGCGCGTGGACAAGCCCGACAGTCAGCAATTTTTTGCAAGGGCTGACATTCAATACCAGCGATGAAATTACTGGCTGGTTGCGTGGCAAATTGACTGGAATACCTACGGACGTTGCTATTGATTTAGAACGCGCTCAGCTTGAACAAAGCAACCCAAATCGTCCGGTGATGTCTACTGTAGAGCAACTGGCAGGCACTGGAGCTAACGTGGCGCTGACACGCGGGCGCGGTGCAACGCCAGGCGTCACGGGCCAGATTCTGCCTGGCATGGCGTATGGCGCTGGCTATGGATTTGGTGGCAGTGAAGGTAGCGTGACTGAGCGCTTGCCAGATGCTGCAGTTGGTGGTGCTGCGGGCGCGATAATCGCGCCGGGAGTAGATCTTGTCTCGCGTCCAGTGGCCAACATGGCTACCAGCGTGACCCGGATGCTGCGCGGGCCAAAAGTTCTTGCTCAACAGCAAGCGCGAACTTTGCTGCAAGAGGCGCTCGAAAACGACGCGCAGTCTGTTGAAGACGCAATTTTGCAAGTCTTGAACAAAAACACCACTGGCAAGCCATACACGCTTGCTGACCTTGGCCCAAACAGTCAGGCGCTACTTGATGCTGTCAATGTGCTGCCTGGCCCCGGCAAAGGCGCGGCGCAGCGTTTTTTGCGTCTGCGTGACCAGGGCGTCCTAACTCGGCTGTCAACAGATCTACAAGAGGCTTTCGGCAGTAGGGCTGCGTTTTTTGACGAGTTCAAGGCGTTGCAAGCGGCGAGGAAGACCACAGGAGATCGGCTGTATAACCGAGCCTACCGGAAAAACATTAGGATTTCTCCCGACTTGGCAAAGCTGTTCACTCGGCCCGCTGTCCGTAATGCGTTTGATCGGGCCTACCAGATAGCCGCTGAGGAAGGCGTCAATCTTCCTAAATTCAACATTTCTGCAAACGGCAAACTTGTCGGCCCTAGAGGCACAGTAGTCAGGACGCTTCCAACCAGATTCATGCACTTCATCAAGCGCGGATTAGATGATGAGGCGTTCACAAGCAAGGGCATCACAAGCAACGCTGGCAAAGATTACGCTGGCGCTGTAGCCAACACGCGCCAAGCGTTTTTAGAAATCCTTGACGACGCTAATCCGACATACCGAATTGCTAGAAACTACTGGTCTGGCAAATCGGCAGTCATGGACGCCATGACGGAGGGGCAAACCTTCTTGCGCGCCAACCCAGAGGAGCTTGCCGATATCATTGGTAGTTACTCACAATCAGAGCTTGAGGGTTTCCGGCTTGGCGCGATGCAAGGCATTTTAAATGAGATAGACAGTGGAGCTGAGCGCACAGCGGCACAACGACTTGTCCGCAGTCCAATGCGCCAACGGCTTTTGAGGCTGACTTTCCCCCAGACTGATGAAGGTAAAATCGCCGCTGACAAGTTTCTAAACAGTCTCAACGATGAGATCATCATGCGTGATACATCTCGCGCAATCCTCGGCGGCAGTCAGACAGCGCAGCGTGGCGAGTTTGTTTCTAGGCTCAAGGAAGGCGCAGCCCGCGATCCTGCTACCGGCCTGACAGACTTGATCCGCAGATCTGTCAGCGCTGACTTCAAAGGACTTGAGGAAGCGCAGTTGCGCGAGGTGGCAAACGAGCTGTCCACAATGCTGACAGCAACTGGTGAGGCTGATCTGCAAGCCATTCAAAGAGATTTGCAAGGCAAAGGCATCAAAGCTGTTTTGCGTAAGCACGCACCTACCGTGCTGCCACGCCTCACCAGGTTGATTGTGAACCCGCGTGTTGCTGCGGCACAAACCGGAACCATGACATCGAGCTTGGGGGCCGGTGATGCCGCGCTAGAGCTGATGGGTAGAAACGTACCCTAGTGGCTCAGAAAAAGCTGCAGAGGTCGAGCGAGTTTGATCGGTATGACCTCGACAACGATGGCGTCGTCACAGACGCAGAAATAGAACGCGCCCGCGAGATACGCGAGACAGAAGACAAAAGCCGCAAGCACCTGGCGCAGCTCAGGCTGGCACGCTTTGCTCTGATGGGTATGGGGGTCTACACGATCCTGCTGTTTATGCCCTTTATACCTGACACCCGCATCAAGTTACTCAGTGAGGTCAGCCCGCTGCTTTACATCTCGTTGAGCGGCGTTGTGGGCGCATACATGGGCTTCACGCAAATGGGAGACAAAAAGTAATGCTTGGAGTATTGGCATCCATTCTTGGCAATGGCGATGTAATCAAAAAGGGCATGGATCTCATTGATGATGTCCACAGCTCCGATGAAGAAATGGAGCGTGTAAAGGCGCAAGCCAAGATCGACACAATGAAGGCGTTTGCCCCATTCAAAGTGGCCCAGCGCTATCTGGCCCTGATGTTCACTGCCACCTTTTTGGCGTCTTTCGCGCTGGTGCTGGTGATGACGTTACTGGGCAAAACCAACATCCCTGACATCAAGCAAGTCATTGATGACTTCTATCTCGGTGAAGCAATGCTGACCATCCTAGCCTTTTACTTTGGCGGCGGGATGCTTGAGGGCGTTGTTGGCAAGGTGAAGGCAAAGAAATGAACAAGGACAAGCTGCGCGAGGAGCTGGCTGAGGACGAGGGCTGCAAGTTTGAAATCTACCTCGATCATCTTGGCCTGCCGACTTTTGGCATAGGCCACCTGGTCAAAGAAGATGATCCAGAACACGGCCAGCCAGTAGGCACGCCGGTTGATGAGGAGCGGGTGCGCCAGGTGTTTTCTTTGGACATAGCCGTGACGATTGAAGACTGCCGCAGTCTCTACGACGACTTCGATGAGCTGCCGGAAGAAGCCCAGCTCATCATTGCAAATATGATGTTTAACATGGGCCGTCCGCGTCTCAGCAAATTCGTCGGCATGAAGCGTGAGGTGGAAGCCCGCCGGTTTGACGCCGCTGCGGATGAGATGGTCGATTCGCGCTGGCATGACCAGGTGCCAAATCGCGCCAAGCGTTTGGTCAAGCGCATGAGGGATCTTGCCAATGCCTAAGTCACCAGCCTGGACACGCAAGGCCGGCAAGTCGCCGTCTGGCGGTCTGAACCGCAAGGGCCGCGCATCAGCCAAGCGTGCCGGCATGAACCTGAAAGCGCCTGTATCTAAAAAGCAGGCCAAGAAGTCGCCCAAGGCGGCAGCACGGCGCAAGTCATTCTGTGCGCGGATGAGCGGCATGAAAAAGAAGCTCACCAGCAAGAAGACGGCGCGTGATCCGAATAGTCGTATCAACAAAGCTCTTAGGAAGTGGGATTGCTAAAATGCCAATGGTAGGAAAGAAAAAGTTCCCCTACACAGCCAAGGGGAAGGCGATGGCCAAGAAGGCTGCAAAAAAGGCTGGCAAGAAGAAGGCCGCACGCAGCAAGGGCCGCATGGGTGGCCGTAGCTACAGCCGCGTCTAAGGTGCGCCATGCCTCCCAAGAAAAAGTCTGGTGGCCCTAAGCCAACCAATCCCAAGCTGTACGCCACTGTGAAAGCTGCGGCCAAGCGCAAGTTCGATGTTTATCCATCGGCTTATGCAAATGCCTGGCTGGTGCGTGAATACAAAAAGCGTGGCGGCAAGTATCGAGGCAAAAAGCCATGAGCCTGAAGAAGTGGTTCAAGCAGGACTGGGTAGACATCAGCGCCCCAAAGGAGGGCGGTGGCTTCCAGAAGTGTGGCAGATCCTCAGCCTCAAAAAGCAAGCGAGGCTACCCTAAATGTGTGCCGGCAGCGAAAGCTGCCCGCATGACAAAGGCTGAAAGAGATTCAGCCGTGCGCCGCAAGCGATCACGCCGCCAGGGCGTGGGCGGCAAGCCCACCAACGTCGCTACCTTCTCCCGCTGACTGTCTCAAACTGTCTCAAAAACCTTGTGTCCGTTTGCATCTAGGTCTAACCTAGTAAATGCGAAAAGTGACGGTTTTCAACGTTTTTTGACGGATTAGCTACGCAAAAAAGCTGCTTCGGGAGCAGGGGGTCGGAGGTTCGAATCCTCTCGCTCCGACCAGCACCATCCATCAGAAATCGTTGAATAAATAGCCGTCAGGGTTGTGACCTTGGCGGCTGTTTTTTTGCAAACTGTCTCAAAAACTGTCTCAAACTGTCTCTTTTTGCGTTTATTTCTTGTCGTTCAACGATAAGTGCCTTATATTAAGAAGGTAAGGGAAACATAGGGAGACAAGACGATGACCACACTGCTTGACAAGATTGACCGCTTCTCAGTTGAGGTGATTTGGCAGGAAGACCGCGATGCCGCTGTTGACTTGGGCGTCGTCATTGATTGCCTGCACCAGGATATGGAAGACCCTGCTAACGATGAGGCGGCGGCAACATTTCTTATCAACACGATTTGTGATGACCGCCCTGTGCTTGAGCCTTGGCTGGATACCATCATCGCAGAAATTAAAAAGGCGGCGGCTTAACGGCCCCGCCTACAAGGGAGATCATCATGGCAACCCAACAGTACGCACTGCCGGTTCATGAGCGCCGCAACGCGAAAACTTGGTACATTGATGCGAGGGCCATTGGCCTGTCGAGCAAGTACACGCCGCCAGGTCAAAAGCTATACAGCAGAGATGAGGCCGGCGCGGCGGCGAATCACCTGTGGTCAGATCACAATCGCGGGCTGGTTGTCAAAGCTGATCCGGTCACAATTGGCCAGGATGCCGCTGATGACTTCCTCGCGTTTGTCAAAGGCCGGGCTGAGGTGGGCGAGATCCAATCGACCACCTTTGGCGAAACAGAACGCAACCTTGCCTTTGGCTTAGCGATCAAGATTGACAACAAGCCCATTGCCAAGCACGACCTCGGTAAGCTCATCACCCGCGAGACGTTTGAGCGTGTCCGGTTGGCGATCCTGAAGGCTGTGCGTGATGAGGGCAAAAGCGCATCCACACAGCAGCACCGCGTGAAGGCTCTCAAACACTTCTTCAACTATTGCTGGGGCAAGGGCTGGATCACGCGCAACCCAATGGACAAGATTCGCCTGACACGGTTCGGCGAATCTGCTGATCGCGCTCCCCGCATCCAAGCAGAAACGATTCAGCGCCTTGTGCGTGACGGCCTGGTCGGCGAGACGCTGGTTAGCCGTGCAATGGTTGCGGTAGCTTTGGCCACTGGGATGCGCCAGGGTGAGCTGCGCGGCCTGCAGTGGCAGGACATCGACTTTGATGCTGAGGAAGTTCGCATTGATCGCGCTGTGAAGAAGGACGGCAAGATCGGCCCACCAAAGACCAAGGCTGGCTACCGCACCATCGACATCGAGCCCAATGCCCTGCAGCTTGTGCGTGAGTGGAAAATGCAGTCGCCGCACAGTCTGCCGACAGACTTTGTGTTTGCGACCGCTGCCGGTCTGCCCAAAGCCTACAAGACGCTCCGCGCACTGATGGATCGCATTTGCAAGCGTGCCGGCGTCCAGCGGACTCTGTGGGGCGATATGCGCCACTTCTTTGCCTCAACGCAGCTCAGCAAGCTGGGTGAAGACTGGCCTGAAGTGTCTAGGCAGATGGGGCATGAGGATGAGGCGTTCACCATGCGCCAATACGGCCATTATGTGAAGAACGCTGAGAAGAAGGCCAAGGTGAAGAACAACATGGCTGAAGCGATCTGGGGCAAATGAGAAGGGGCGCTACCGCGCCCCAACTACCAGATTCAAGAAACGCTGCCAGATCGTTGGCGGCGTTTTCTTTTTGCGCCAGTAAGCCTTGATAGCCTCACTCTGACGCGCACGCTGTTCTGGCGTCCACTTCCTGCCCATGTTGTCCTCCTGCTAGTCGATTGATTTCTGCACGCGGGATGTAGAACTTTGCGCCATCCTGCACTGCCTGGATGATGCCTTGCTCAATCCAGCGCTTCACTCTGCGCCGCTCATTGTCGTTGTATTGACCAAGGAGCAACACGCACGCCTCAGATAACGGCAACAGCGCTTGCCTAGCCATTCTTGGCCTGCTGATAGCTGAAGCCGCCTTGCGGGGCTGGTTGCTGGGGTGCAAAGCCGCCTTGAGCTGGCTGTTGCGGCGCTGGCTGCTGAGGGGCAAAGCCCTGCGGTGCCGGCTGCTGTGGCGCGAAACCTGGCTGCGCTTGCTGTTCTTGAGCCGGCTGCTGGCTCTGATAAGGATCAAGCACGTCATTGAACATCTTGGCCTTGGTCACGTCCTCATAGCGGTCGTTGACCTTTTTCTGCATCGAGAAGCCTGGGCGCTGATTGGTTGCATGATAGTGCGCCATCACGGCTTCCAGCAGCGCTGGATCTGTGATGTTCAGCCAGCAACTCATGCTGACGCGATCAGATACACTGAACCCGCTCACAAGCTGCAGCTTGCCATTCTTGAAGTCAGGTGCCGCCATTTTTGATCTCCTCTTGTCTCTCTAGCCACACATTGTAAAGACGCTGAAATGCGTCAGGATCTTCATTTTGCAGTCGGGTGATTTCAACTGCGTTGTCCTGATTCCACTGGTTCAAAGCCACCAAGGTCTTTTTGCTTTTGATATCAGCCTCAAGATTTTCGATGATGGTCGTGTCTTTCCGCTTCGCAGCGGTCAGCTCATTGGCGCTTGCAATCTGCCCACCATGCAGCCCAAGGCAGGCCAAAGCACGGCCCCAGGCGCTTGTCTCGCAGTTCTCTATGGCGCTGGTGCGGTTCACATTGCTGCTCCCGCGTATTTCCTCAGCGTACCCGGTAGCAACCACAGTGCCGTCCTCGCGCCTAATGTAAGCCTTGACGACGACGCGCTGGCCATCGTCCAGCACCAGATCGCTTTCCAAGCTGTAGGATTTGAAGTGCTGCCGGAAGACCTCAACGCGGGTGCTGACCTCGGTGTATTTCTTGCCCTTGAGCTGCAGCCCCTGCGCGTTGGCCTGGTTGACGGCCTTCATGGCCTCGATGATGTCATTGCTCATTGAGCGTCTCCAAAAACTCACGACCGGCTGCTGTGATCTGCCAGACAACTTCTTTGCGGCCACGGTCGTTTTTCTCGCGGCGCTGGCTGTCTTCAACCAGCTTCATGCGGTCAAGCTCTGTCAGGCGAGGTTTCACGCTGTAGATCCAAGCGCCCATTTTCTGGGCCACTTGACTACCAGTCAGTCCTGCCGGCGCGTCTTTGAGGGCTGTGAGAGCCTTCAGCCGCAGGCCGGTGACTTTCGGGGCCACAAACTCAGCAGCCTCGATCTCAGTGTCTCTCGCATCCTTATGGACGTTGGGGCCGGCGCGACCAGGCCATTCAAGCAAATCCTGCTGCACCATCTCAGCCCCCTAACAACGAAAGAAGGACGACAAAGCACCAAAGGCAAAACATCACAAATAGACAGCCAACCACAACGCCCATGACCCGCAGGAACTCCCGCAGACGGCTGTAAGGGCGCAGGGGACGGCCAGCTTCATCGACGTGAAGCCATATAAGGTTTCTGTTCATCGGAACCCCCATGCTGTTTTTGCTTGTTTGAGAACTTCGGGACGGACATCCCAAGCCCAGAAGTGGCCGAAATCTGGCTCGACCAGCGTCAGCAGCTCCTCGACGGAATCTGCTTTTTTGAGAAGATTTTCACGCACCTGGCATTTCGCGGTGATCTGGTTCAGCGCGGCCTGCATACCCTCGGTGGTGAGGCGGTCGCAGTTGGCTGCGCTAAAAACGCGGTGGCCGGTGGCATTGGCGTAGACGATGAGCTGCGGCTTGCCAGTGGCAGACCAGTAGCCGGCGACCTGGCAGACGTGCGACCAGTCTGGCCGTTGTGGCAGGCTGGCGGCAGACTTGCCTGACTTGGCTTTTGCACTGAAGCGTGACCACTTGGTCTTCAGCTCGACCTGGCCACTGAAGTCTGGGAAGCCGCTGTAAGGCAGCTCAAGCCCTGGCAGGCGCGTCAGCACTTCACTCTCGCCTGTGATGCGGTTCAGCCCCAGCTCACGATGCGCCGCCATCACGCCTTCAACGGCGTGCTGTGCTACATCAGCCAGCTCATCACGGTTGATTGCCGCTTTGTCAGCATCTTTGCCGTGATCCCATTTGCGCGGCTGATACTCATCCATTGCGGCCATGCCGTGCCGCAGCGCCTCATCAAAGGTCACGTCATCGACAAGGTGCTTGTTGGCAATGTCTTGCACGACACGGCCCGCCATCATGTTGGCGTTGTCGTCTTTATAGATTTCGATTAGCTGCCTGGCGTAGTCCTTATCCCCAACAATCTCATCTTTCAGGATCTGCCAGCATCTGTTTACAAGTGGGCGAATAACGCACTTGTCGTAGAAAACCTTGCAGATCGGGCGCGATTCTGGGTTGGAATGATGGAAATAATGCTTTTCCGTCGCCCAGTTGGGCAGAATTGTGAAGGACATAGAAAAACCCCAAGACAATCACCTTGTCTTGAGGCTTAACACGCCTTGTCGTATATCGACAAGGCCTAATATTGTTTTTTATTAACTAGCCAGTTTTGACTGGTCTACATATCGGACGCCCATAAGATCTGGCCGGCGTATCACAGATATGACAGGGCAGGCCCATTTTAACTTTATGTTTTCACCATTGTTAAAACCTTCAGCCGAATTTGCGTACATTGTGTAAACGTTGCCAGGCTGTGGGTAAAGCAAGCCCCACATCAATTCATTAGTCTCCGTAAGCGCATAACAGGGGTGCTGGATGCACTCTTTTGACACTTCGCCTCGTATGGCCGGCCCATAGTCAATAACTTCAAGCTGACCGTCCCACATCTCAAAGTGCCACGGTTTCTCTGGGCCAAGCTGAGCGCGGATACAGGCTGTGTCCTTTGCATAATACTGATTGATATAAACCACCTTATCGTCGGCGCTTTCATAATCGAGATAGGGCTGTTGGTTGTCGTTCAACCGCCAATCCGCAAGCAGCTTGATAGGCTTTGTAGCAAACATGATTTCTTCAGGAAGACAGTCCAAAATCTTGGCGTAGTCTTCCGCATCTCGCAGGGTGATGTTGGTATGGCCATTAACCTGACGCGACAAGTTCTCAGGCGTGATGCCCTTCAAAGCCGCTACCTCGCGCTTGGTCATGTTCGCAGCGCGGATCATATGTTCAAGGTTGTTCTGCATTAGTAACATGGTAAATACCCTGTCGCTCAATGATAAGATAAATCATCAATAAGCTACCTTGTCATCAAACGTCAAGCACGTTAATGTCTGCTGCATGACTTTAGATGAATGGCGAAATGAACAGGGTTGGTCGAAATCGCTGCTGGCGCGTCAGCTTGGTGTGCCTCAGACCATCACTGTCACGCGCTGGTGCCACCCCCTCGATGATCCGAGGCGGTCTGTGCCAAACCCAGATTATATGCAGCGCATCATCAACCTGACTGGCGGGAAGGTCACGCCTAACGACTTCTTCCCAATGCAGGCCGATGGGTAAGGCGTCACGCGATAAAGGCTACAGGGCCGAGAACAGCATCCGCAAGAAGCTGGAAGCTAACGGCCTGGATTGCTACCGCGTCCCGCTGTCAGGCGGTGCCGCCATCAAAAACGACCTGGTGATCCGCAAGGGTGACCCGCTGCCAGTTGACCAGTGGGAGCTAGAGGTCAAGTGCCGCGCCAACGGCTTCAAGCAGATCTATGACTGGATGGAAGGCGCTGATGCGCTGGTGCTGAAGGCTGACCGCAAGCCTGAGCTGGTGGTGCTTGACCTAGATGACTTCTGTCTGCTGCTGCGAGGCCAGGATGGCTAGAGGGTTCAGCACCATGCTGGCGCGGAAGATCCGCATCTCAACGGTGCCAGGGGAGTGGCGTGAGGTGCTGGAGTGCGAACACTGCGATGCCCAGGGCGA